CGACAGCTCATGCCATCACGTGCTTTAAAAGATTGCAATTCATACTATTAAAAAATTTCGTGGGCTCGGAGAGCCCACTACAAAAACTAGTAACCCACAATGTGGGAGTAATTGTCAAACTCTCAAGCCGCAATAGCTTAAAAAACCTGAATAAGGAAAAGGGTCGACTGCATCGATCGTTGTCCAACCTCGCAAGGAAGGAAACCTTTATTGAGCACATTCACCCGTGCACAGGGTTGAGGAGATACCATCCTCCGTGGCTGATTTTTGTTAAGGGGGAACCAGCAGAAACCCCGCGCTACAATTTATGCCCCATTTGGGGTAGTGTAAGACCATAAAGATGGTGCGTTATTAAAATAAAAGAAATTGTAGTCTGGACCATAAGCGTAATGCGCGTGAATGCGACAGCTTGCATTTGATGGGACTTTATAATACATAATCTGTGTTGCCACATTGTCTACATCTGTTTTATCTACGGAGCTACCTAAAGTAGCATTTGAAGGATTAACAAATTGAAAATTATATGGTGAATAATATGGGAAGTTCATCGTGATACCAGGTGTTTGCCTGAAATCAGTAAGAGCCGTACCATTATTATACTCACGGATATTTGTACGATAGAGTTGTGAAATCACATTCACACTGGCCGTAGCGGACGCGACGGTGCCTGCCCATTCGGCAGCAGTGACATTTACATCATGACGTTGTAATGTCACCCGCGAAGGTGGCTGTGTGTTATAGCACTCAATATTATACATATGATTTATCGAGCCTCGTTGACCTATGAAAAGCAGAGATATCCAGTTGTGTACCGTCATACGGACATAACTATATGGAACATTCCCTGCAGACAAAGTTTTGGAGGCAGACCAATAAGCAGAAGAATCGTAACCCGGATATTTAAATCTCCGAGACGTTCTATGCGTTAAACTTGTAAAAGTATTGGTCGATACGACACCAAATGTTTCATTAGTATACTGATGGGCATAACGATGCAATAAGGGCCTAAAAGTCTGAACGCGTTCACCATAATGTACCAGATATCTATTTGGATCGGGAGTGGAAGCTTTATTACCCACAATAACCTGGCGTGGAGCCACTGAATAAGTGACTTCACCAGATTGAAGTGTGTAAGGAGTCCATTCTGTTGATTCAGAAGACATGGCAGTTGGGTGAGCAAATTCGATATTTTCGGCTGCGCGTGCAAAAACTAAAACTGGGATGGCTACACTGGCCTGAGGGCCAGATAGGGGATTTACAACCCGCATAGTTACCAAACCATTACAATATTGGTTGGGAGTAACGGGAGACCCTGTCAAGTTATAATTACCTGATGTAGTGCCTAACTCTAGAAAAGTAGTTGCCTGAGAGTAAGGTACACGAATTTCTATGTCCTGATCAGCTCCAATATCAACAACCTCATTAAAGACGGTTGTATAATCTGGAGTAGATGCGGAGATATCATTAATAGGATCAAAAGTGATACGCACTCGTCCTTTATGGAAACGAGTACAAATAAATTTGAATCGAAATATAATATCTCCCCGCCACCATTTAAATGGAAAAGCGGCATACGACATAGGTGTAAATTGTGTAGGGGACGCAGCCAATCCTCTCCAAAAGGCCAACATTGGTGTAACACGACTAACTAAAGTCAGCGCGTCAACAGAGTCAGTTGAGGAAAGAATAGCGGATCCTATATAGGACTCGCGACCTGCTATATATGAAATGTCTAATTCATCTTGACCATCCAAACCCACTGTGCGTGGATCAATGGAAACTTCATTTTTTGGATCAACTGCGGATCTGTCCATAGGAACAGAAATTTCGCAGGAACTATTATGAGGAAATGGTTGAATTTTAACAGCATCAACAGTTTTAATGTTAGGGACATTTGTAAATCCCAAAGAAGCTGCTGCTTTAGACATTCCAGAGGCGGCTATACTAGTTGCTCGCATATAAGGTCCAATTAATGGAATGCGTGAGAGCATGCTTGATGCTGCTGCCACACTCGAAGCGACTTGGGAAGGCTTATAATCAAATTCATCTGACTGTAAAGCCAACTTAGTCGTTGGAGCGTGCAATTTGACATCTTCTGCCCAGGCATATACATTGACCACCACTGATGTGCCAGAAACTCCATTAGCAGAGACCAATGGAGAATACAAGCAAGGTGTGATAGTGCCCATGTCCCTGCAATCTTGTGCAGAGGTTATGTTTAACCAATTTTTGTGGTAAAAGAAAGGTAATTTTAATTCGCCTCCTTCACACGTCTGTGGAAAAATCCATACTTTAGCTCGTTGAGAGTGTGGTATGAGTTCTCCACCAACACCGTCGGAGACAATTGAATTACCATTCAAATTCTGCAAAGGACAATAGGTGAATGCCATAGCTCCCGAATAAAAGGGAGACGCATTTATTACAAACTTGAGTTTTAAAGTGCAGTTGATGAAACCATAATTGTTCAGCTTATTTTTTATAGGTGTACTATTAAAGAACAAATGCCAAGGATCCCAAGTAGTAGTAGTTGAAAAAGTGTCAGTCTGAGACCAGACATGCGTTTTAATCAATACAGGACGTGAAAGATACTTAGAAAGATCAACATCGGGTTGCACATCCATCAAGTTTGTGCAGTTAGAACTTGCCACTGACCATGACGATCCTGGAGTTTCGTCCAGAAATTCAATCACAGTTGTTGACGTTGTTTCTGAAGGAACCGAACCCGACATAACGGTTTCGGCTTCGTCAGATTGTAATTCCAACTTATCTTCGCTTAACGACAGCGAAGGGCGGGGTGTATTTTGATAGTGATATACACACTCACGTGGCTCTAAGTTCACCACACACTGCTTCGGATCTAGTCCCGAAGCGCAACTTTGGCAAGTACCATTACTTGCAGAACATGTAGAAACGCAAACATATAATTTAAGACAATGGGCTTGTTAAACCACATCATCCGAAGAGACCAAAGTCTCTATCTCCATACTTGGGTAGGGTGATGAAGAACCCTGTTGTCGCAACTTTGAGTTTGCGACGAACTCATCCTTGAGTTGTCCCCAGGTGGGAAGATCCCGTTCAACATATTTGGTTAAATCTAACTCTTCAATCCAAGATTGAAAGAGACATCTTTTCCGTTGAAATACATCTTCACCATACCAGAAATACTCTCTACATGCTGTATCTAATACAGCCAAAGCGTGCAATTGCATACCCACAGTCTTAGACTCAACGCACATAGTCAACATCTTATCAATAGAAGCATGCTCAATAGGACACACCATATAACCCAACTCTGGTTCAAAGCGCCACGATCTACGCAAAAATGTGGCTTCATCTATATGAATAAAGGGTACACTAGGAGCATTTTTATCTGCCATAGTGAACTCAATATCAATATCTGCCAACACTTTCTGCATTTTTGTGTGATCTAACCAATGGCACTTGCTAGAAACACCCATAATCATATCATCACCATACGTCATTAGTGCAACATTCGATTTAAAATCGCTACATGTTCGCAAAGGGTGTAATGTGGCATAACAATATCGCACATAAATGCTATTTGCCAAACCATTAATGATGACAGTAAGAGGGTGTCCAGAAGGGTTCGTACCATAACACCGGATCAACTCTCCATGAAAATCAATGGTGGGAAATGCTGTGTCCTCTGCAATACCAGAAACCACACGAAGATCCTTTGATGTCCATCCAGCTGCTTGCAAAATATTAGAAATAATCTTGAAAGCTGCGAGAATGATCATTGCTGCCATTCGCTTATCAAATTTGCCATAATCACCGGCTACAATTCTGTCCAAACCAAATTTAGTTATATGTGAATATATCTCATGCCACTCTATGGATTGAGCGATTGTTCCAGGTCCTGACTCAAATAAAAAGCGATTTCTTTGTACTAGCCGAATGAACGACAATAAGTACATTCGAACAACCAAAGACCATGGTAATGGGGCACCGCAAAATACTCGAACTTTTCCATCAGCAATTTTCTGCTTTAACATAGGTTCATCTTTCAAAGATCCAGTAAAGACAGGGCAATACACTCTAGAATTTTCATATTGAACAATAATGAAATCCATTTCTTTCTCAATTTCTGGAGTGATATTGACAGGGTGTTGATGCGTATCATCTGCAGGCAAAGCTTCCAAGAAAAATTTCTTGGATTTTCTAAAAGGAAAACCGGCACTCGTATTTCGTGGAATTTTGTCCACGTACGCCAAACCGGGGCAACCGTTTATGGCTGTCTTAAGATCATAAACCTTAAGTTCAGCTAAATCAGATTGCGACAAACCAGATAGAATATCATTTGTAAATTCTTCAACGCAATGATCAACCAAAGTAGCATCCATATGAGAGACCGGACGAGTCATATCCAACAAAGCTTTACGCCAGGGGACATATGAATTCATCACGGGAGCACCAGTGTTACACTTGTATCCATCACGCACAGCAAGCTTGTTCATTAATGTAGGCCGAACGCGAGACTTTAGTTTCCCGCGAAACCCAGACAATGAACCATAAACTTCAGCAGTACCTTGTTGAATATATCGGCAAGTAGCCTTTTTATTCAAATCGATAAGCTCCATTTTATAATCACCAACCTGTAAATTAGGGCGACTATCTCCAAATTCATGAGTTGTCAATGAATCGACAAATTCATGAGTTAGGGCTAATGCTACGCACTTGTTGGAAAAGCCACCTAAAACATGCATGCCCAAGATCATAGGGCCCATTGCCGTCTTTGAAACAAGCAACGATCCACAGAAACCACGTTCTGTAGGTTCGTCTGTTGTACAAGTCCAGCAAGGAGTATTAATATGAACATCTCTGTCGTCCGCCATATATTGAAAATTTGGAACCAAAGTAGGACAATACATCTTTCTTCGATCCAACTCTCCAAGTTTGTTTTTGCCAACATATTCCCCATCAAATCTTCCTTGGAAAGACTCTTTAGCAAAGAGCTCCACAAGGTCCTTCTTTGGAGGAATAGACGGCAAACGAACAACAGCAATATCGCGGTCAGGGAAACGCTTGATCTGATTAGGAGTAACTAGCATAGTAAAATTGGTCGTTATACCATCTTTGCTATTCTGAAATCTAAGTTCCAATTCAAAACAATCATGAGGCAATCCATGGTTATTAAATACATAAGAATGTCCTTTAATGCAAAAAGTTCTACCAAATTGAGCATTGATTTCATTACCATTTCTAACTCGAACAGAATAATAAGCACAATTCGTCGAAACAAATTTAGCAAATTCATCCAAAGTCCAATTAGACTTGGCTAGAACTGAAGAAGTGACATCAAATGTAGTGCATTCAAAAGCATCTTTATACCACACATTCTCCTGTTTATCATTGACACTCACGGGAGCTTCACCGCGTTCTGCGGTTGCTCCCTGAGGCTCTAACTTACAGGTCGGTCACTAACAATCTGCTTTCAACTTGCATTTTGAACAATCATGCTTTTCGCACTCAGCGACACACTTGTCACAAGGACACTCATCAGCATCAAAATATGAACGATACTCATCATCACTATCGTAGTAAGTCTTATAGCAAGAGAATTTCTGCTTACACTTAAAACTCACTGGATGATCGTCATCACATAAATAACATTCAATGATTGGTTCAATACGTTGGATACGCGCCTTAATACAGGGCCAGCATGGCTTGGTCCTTTCCTTAGCGCACCGTCTACAATTGTCTGTCAACTTATGTTTACATGGGTGTGCACCATCATATTCCTGGAAACACACAATGCACTGATAAATCTGCTGCTCTGGATGCATCAAACGATACAACCATTGCGAGGTTTTCAATACGGTTACTGCTCCAACGATGGCTGCGCAAACCTTAACAGCTTGAGGTGTGCGAATGCGTGCATACATGCGATGACCCATATACTTTACGAAAATTTTTCGTAGGGGGGGCCAGTGCATATAACGCATTAAAAGCCAAGGCCACCATAGGGGACCTAAAAACCACACGGCAACAAGATCGTACCACCAAAAGGTGCTACAGGCATACAAATTGAACCAATACCACCAAACCAACATTCGAACAACAATATGCTCAAATCTTATCTTCCAAATAATATAGGCCATCGTAGACCTCTCTCTATTTGAAAGATCTGCCTCAACTTCTTCTTCAGCTCGAAAAAACATTTCTCGACACCATTTGGTGTCTAAGAATGGTATGCCACTCTCATACATTTCATCAGAATCTGTAGGAGGAGCAGCCTCGGGTTGAGGAGGAGTCGGAGGTGGTGTAGAAGTGGGTGTCGGTTGAGGCGCGGATGCCGGCTCCGGAGGTAAAAGAGGCGGAACAGAAGAGAATTCTTCGGGTTCCACACCCTCTCCAGACTGCAAAACTCTGCAGCATTCCTCACAGCGAGAGGCTGGGATATCATGCACACATAGCTCCACTGACTTCATATCAGCATCACACTTCATGGCCTGCTCCTGGGTACCCTCTGCGGCCCTAGCAACTTTACTAAACCACGTGAGAAAATCGACAATGTTGTCAAATTCTTCCACTGGAATGAGCAAGGATGTTTGACCCATATGGGTACTAGGATTAGCCCCTCCTTTAGGTCTGGGGACAACCTTTTTAATGACAATATGCCATAAATCAGGATATTCACCAGGTTTACTAACTGGGATCTTAGTGGGGTCAATCATTG